GAAAAGAGGAACAAGATAAAATTGATGATGAAAATAAAAGATTAGCAGACAAAGCAAAACAAGAAAGAGAAAAACAAAAGGCAATAGATGATAAAATTGCAGAGGATAGAAAAAAACTTGCAGAGGATAATTTAAAGGCATTAAATGAATTTCAAATAGCTGTTAATAATGCTGAGTTTGAACAACGATTAATTGAGGAAGAAAATTTAAGATTAAGATTAGAAGCAATAACTAATTTTGAAGATGAAAAAGCTAGAATAGAAAAAGAGGCTAAAGACAAAGAAATTGAAAACGCTAAAACTGTACAAGAAGCAAAGGCAGAAATACAGGACATGACTTTAAATAATGTCGCTAATGGGATTAATTTACTTTCTAATTTAGCAGGTAAGAGTAGAGCCTTACAAGTAGCGTCCATTATTGCTGATAGCGCTGTAGGTATAGCAAAAGTTGTTATCAATACAAAAGCTACTAATGCAGGTTATCGTTTAAAATACGCCTTAATTCCGGGAGGTGAAGCTATAGCACAAGGATTAATTTTGCAAAATAATATTAGTGCAGGAATTGGAATAGGTGCAAATGTATTGGCAACTGCAAAAGCATTGTCCGCTTTAAAATCTAGTGGCGGTTCAAGTTCTCCAAGTTTAGGAAGCGATGGACAAGCAAGCGCACCTCCACAATTTAATATCGTAGGGCAAAATACAAATAACCAACTTGCTCAAACAATAGGCTCACAACAAAGACAGCCTATAGAAGCATTTGTAGTAAGTGGTAATGTTACTAATGCGCAACAGTTAGATAGAAATAGAATTAATACAGCAACATTTGGTAGTTAAGAATTAATTTTGTAGTATTGCATTGTTAAAACAAATACATTTTGCTAAACAACGTATGAAGTAGTACGTAACTAAACAATAATCTAAAGCACCTTTAATCGGGTGCTTTTTTAAAAATAAATAAAATGGAAAAACAAATTATTACATTAAGAATGATTTTAAATTCTAAATTTCCAAAAGGAAGTAGATTAATAAGTAAAAAAAGAAAAAAGAAAAAATAAGACTTTAAACTAATTCAAGTTTTTTACCCATTCATTAAATTGAGTGGGTTTTTTTATGCTTAAAAACTACATACAACTACACTTTCGTTTAGTAAGTATGGAAACATACAAAGTAATATTTAAAGCAGGAGAAACACAAGGAGTGTACGGAATTTCATTAGTGGAAAATCCAGCTATGGAATCTCAATTTATTGCATTAAGCAAAGAAGAGCCTTTACAACTTAAAGTTACCGATGCTGAAAAACGTATTCTTACGGGTGCGGTACTTATTCCAGACAAGCCAGTTTATAGAAATCAAGGCGGTAAAGAATTTAATATCATATTTCCTGCTGAAACAATAAGATTAACATCTGAAAATTATCATCGTCAAGGCTATCAGAATAATTCTACACTAGAGCATAACGAACAGATGAAACTTTCAGATGTTACTTTTGTAGAATCTTGGATTAAAGAAGATATGATAAACGATAAATCCGCAATGCATGGATTTAATGAACCAGTTGGAACATGGTATGCTTCAATGAAAGTTGATAGTGATGAAGTTTGGAATGACTTTGTTAAAACAGGTAAAGTAAAAGGATTTTCTATTGATGGATTATTCGACTTAGAGAAAATTAATTTAAAAACTGAATCAAATATGAATGTAACAGAAATTGTCGAGGCTATTAAAAGTGGTTTTGCTTCTTTGTCTTTGAAAAAAGAAACTGAAATAAAACTAGGTAGCATTATGACACAAGACCAATCTCTTAAAGTAGAGTTTGAAGGCGATACAATCGCAGTAAATACACAGGTTTTCATTATGGCTGATGACGGTACGCAAATGCCTGTTCCTGATGGAGAATATCTTTTAGAAGATGGAATGACAATAGTTGTTGCTAATTCTTTGGTGACAGAAATTAAAGAACCTACTCAAGAAGATGCTCCTGCTGAATTAGAAGCAGAAACCTCAGAAGCAAAACCAACGGTTAAAAGTGAGAAACACACGCAAGAGGTTTTTTACCAATTAGCAGTTGAAATGGGTAAGCAAATGGAAACTAAATTTTCGGAATTAGAAACTAAACTTGCTTTATCATTAGAAGCTAAACAAGAAGTTATTTCATTGACTAAGCAAAAAGAAGTTTCAGATGTTGCACCTAAAAATGCAAAGGAAAGATTACAAGCTAAACTTAATCAAACAAGAAACTAAGATGAGTAATTCAAGAGAAAGAATCGCTTTAAATCTAAATGCGGTTAAATCGCAAACGGTTAAAAATGTAAGCATAGAATTAAACATCGTCGGAAATTTACAGGACGATTTAGGAAAAGGCGATACATTTATTGTTAATGGAAGAAAATCACTTCAAAGTGTAATAGACGGATATTCTAGTGCTATAGTTGTTTATAATGGAATTATACCAACGGCAAATAAATATTTAGATATGGCTAAAGCATTAGGCGAAGCGACTATTCAAAAACAATTAGAAACAATTATTAAAAATGCTAATGAAATGATAAAATTATCAAATCAGGCAATCAACAAACTAAAATCAATATAATAAATGGCTACAACAGTAACAGTTACATCAAACTACGCAGGCAAAGAAGCAGGCGGAATTATCGGTCAAGCTTTTAGAGAAGCAGACACAATTCAAAGCGGATTTATTACCACTTTTGAAAATATTAATTTTAAATTGAATCTTAGAAAGATTGAATTAACAGGTGGTAAAAGAGCCTATACTTGTGGATTCCTTCCTGCTGGTTCAATTACTTTATCTGAAAAGGTTTTAGAGCCTATCAAGTTTAAAGACGATTTCGAAATTTGTAAGGAAGATTTCAGAGCACAATGGTCAGAGGAATCAATGGGCGCTTCGGCTCATAATGATAATGCTCCAAAGGATATTATGGATGCAATTACAGTTGAAAAATTAGCGCAAACTTCTGCTGAATTAGACGACAATATTTGGAATGGAGATTCTACAAACCCTACAGAGTTTGATGGTTTCCTTAAATTGTTTTTAGCTGATGCAGATGTAATAGATGTAGATTTTGCGGCGTCAACTACAGAGGCAAATGTTGAAGCTCAATTGAAACAAGCTTTAGACGCTGTTCCATTGGCAATGAGAAAAAAACCTTTGAGAATTGGAGTTTCTTCTGATGTTGCACAAGCTTATAACTTTTGGTTGATTTCTAAAGGAATTTCAAACGGTTTAGGTGGAGACGCAAACACAAACCTAATCTTTGGTAAATACAAAATCGAAGAATTATCTGCTTTGCCTGCTTCAACTGTAGTAATCGCAGAGCCTAAAAATTTAGTATTTGGAACTGGTTTATTAGCAGACCACAACGAATTAAGATTAGTAGACCAAGACGAAACAATGTTGAACGGTTTAGTTATCGGAACAATGGTATATAATGCAGGTGTTCAGTACTACAATGGGGAAGAAATTGTATGGGCTAGACCTATCGCATAATTATTAATTTAACCGCTCTTTAATCGGGGCGGTTTTTTAAAATATTTTTTGTATATTTATAGTATGGAAGCTATTATATATAAAACAATTAATCCAAACGGAGAAATCTATATTGGAAGTACTACGAGAAAATTATCTAGCCGTAAAGCAGAGCATAAATATAGATTAAAACAAGGCTGTAGGAACATTTTTTACAATAGTTTAAGTTTATTTGGATTTACAAATCATTTGTTTATTGAAGTTTGTAAAGTGTCTAAAAAAGATATGTTTGAATTAGAACATTTTATAATAGAAACTTTTAACCCTAAATTAAATACTGTAGTAAATTATAATGCAACGTCAACGGGTAAAATTTGGGTTAACGATGGAGTTTTAGAATTTCAAATATATCCAGATTCTTTTAATGATTATTCTCATTATTGTAAAAAGGGTAGAATATTTAAAAAAACATCTAAAAAATAAAATATATGGCAGGATGCGATATTACAAAAGGTAGAAAACTTGGATGTAAGGATTCAAGAATAGGCGTTAAAACGATTGACTTTGTACCATTTGAAGAATTTGGTTTTGTTACGACTCTACAAGAGATTGCAACTTTGCCAGTATCTTTAACAGAGGTTTTTCGTTATGAAGTAAAAGGAACAGGAAACAATCTTATTGAGACTGCTACTGTAAACATGGAAAATAGAACAACTGAAATTCGCGCGGTTATTAACGCCGTATTACCAAAATTAGGTAAAGAATCAGATGTTGAATTAATGGCTATGTTGTACGGTCGCTTAGTTGCATTCGTACACGATTATAACGGTAATGTTTTTGTGGTAGGAATAGATAGCGGATTAGATTCAACAGGAGGTACAAAATCAACAGACGCAAGCGGTTATACAATCGCATTAGAAGCAGTTGATAACAAATACAGTCCTTTCTTATCAGCATCAGCAAAAACAGCTTTAAACGCATTAGTTAGTGTTGCAGTTATCGAACCTTAAAAGAAAGGAGAAAAATTATCTTATTAAATCCCTTGCATTATATGTTAGGGATTTTTTAGTTAAATACAATTTCAATCATTAACGTTATAATAGTATGAAAGTTTTTAAACCATCTGACGCAATTCATACTTTATATATAGTTAGTCGCTCTATTCCAGAGACGGCAACTTTGAAGCTATTTTATGAATTAAGAAGCGAAGAAACTATAATTCAAATTACTTGCTCAAATGTTGGAGGTTATTTGCATGCTAATTTTGAACATACATTTAAAGAGGGACAAAGTTATGAACTTTCTATTTATGAAGATGCAAGATTATTATATCGAGGTAAGGCATACGCAACAGACCAAGAAGATTTACAAAATTACAAACTAAACTAATGATAGAAGTAATACAATTATCTAACTACGTTAGACCCGAAGTAAAGGAAGTTAGTTCTAAAGAATACGTATTAAACGGAGATAAAAACGATTTCTATAAATACATTATAGACCGTTATAATGGTTCGCCCACTAATAGAACTATTATAGATTCTTACGCTCAGTTTATTTATGGTAAAGGTTTAATGAGTTCGCAACAATCTAGTAAAGCTATTCAATTCGCAAACGTAAAAAGATTGTTGTCTAAAAATGATTTGCGTGCTATTTGTCAAGATTATGCAATATTTACCGAAGCATCATTAGAACTTATTTATAAAGATTCTAAATTACAAAGAGTTAAACACGTTCCAAAGAATCAAATTGCACCTTCAAAATTAAATGAAGATAGCGAAATAACATCTTATTGGTTTTCACAAGATTTTAACAATACAAGAAAATATCCACCTATTGAAATAGAAAATTTTAAAACAACCGATAAAATTAAAAACGGTTCTTTAATTTATGTTATTTCAGATTACCAAGTAGGTAAAATATACTATGCAGACCCTTCTTATTTGGCTGGTTTACCTTATGCAGAATTAGAAGAGGAAATAGCAAACTATTGTATTAATCATATTAAAAACGGGCTTTCAATGGGTCATATAATTAATATGAATAACGGTATTCCTGAGAGTGAAGAAATTAAAACTAAATTAGTAAAGGAATTAAAAAGCAGAACTACTGGAAGTACTAATTCTGGAGTGGTTACAATAGTATTTAATGAAGATAAAGAACACGAAACAACTATACAATCAGTAGAAGTAAATGAAGCACATAAACAATATGAATTTCTTAGTTCTGAATCAGGTCAAAAATTAATGACAGCACACCGTGTTACTTCGCCTATTATTTTCGGAGTTATGAAAGAAGGTGGGCTAGGGAATAATGCTAACGAAATGGAGGTTGCTTTTGATGAAATAATGACAATGACAATCCAACCAAAGCAAGAAATTATCTTAGATGCTTTAATGGAAATATTTCAGAGTGAAGGTTATTCTATTGACTTAGATTTTATACCATTGAGAAAAAAAGCAATTACTCAATTATCAATGTCAACTCATGACCATACAGATGATATTATTGCAGATGCCTTAATTGATTTAGGAGAGGAAATAGACGAAACGGAATGGGAGTTATTAGACAGGCTTCAAGAAGGAGAGCCAGAACTAACAGAAATGAGTTTTAAACTCGCTTACGTGCCTTCTAATTTCCCAGAGCGCGAAAGCTCACAAGATACAACTTTATTTAAAATACGTTATTCTTATGAAGGCTCACAAAGTCCCGAAAGAGAGTTTTGCCGTAAAATGGTTAATGCTAAAAAAGTATATAGAAAAGAAGATATTGACTCAGCAAGCAAAAAAGCAGTTAATAAAGGATTGGGCCCTAACGGCTCAGATACTTATAATATATTTTTATATAAAGGAGGTGCTAGATGTCAACATTTTTGGATGCGTAAAATATATTTAAAGTCAAATAACGACCAAATATCAAGTAAAAAAGCACGTGAATTATTAAATTCTTTAGATCCTGCTTTAAGAAAAGAAGCTAATTTTGAACAAAACGACCCTTTAGTGGCTAAATTACCAACAGATATGCCTAATAATGGATTTTTAAACCCTCGGAAATAATGGAATATTTACTTTTAAAAGACAATGATATTACTTCTAGTTCTATTTTAGGAAGAAATATTGATGTGGACAAATACAAATACTGCATTTCGGACGCACAAATTTCATCATTAGAAGAGATTTTAGGAGAAGATTTATACGAAAAGATAAAAACAGATGCAGAAGATGATGTTTTAGCGGGTGATTATCTTATTTTATATACGAAATATATCACTCCTTTTCTTATACATCGTTCTGCAATGGAGTATTTAAAAGATGGTGCTTATATGGTTAATAACGGAGGTATATATAAACACACGCCACAAAACGGAACTGCTATTGAAAAGAGTGAAGTTGATTTATTGGTTAGTAATCAAAGATACAAAGCTGATATTTATCAGCAAAGAATGGAGAAATGGCTTTGTAAAAATAAACTTCCAGAGTATATTTACAACAGTG